GAAAAAAACCCGGGGAGTTGTTACTTTTTAACGATTTGTAATATGATTGTAATTAGTTGTATAATGAGGTTATGAGCGAAACTGAAAAAGTACCAAATGTACCGAAAAGCCCATATAATGACGTCGAGTTTGAAGTATTTTTGAAAGAGATAGGAAACGCCAATATAAAAAATTGGTCTATAATGGCGCAGGGCTTAGGTGTTCATAGGAAAACGATACAGAGATGGAAAAATCACCCACTTGCAAAAGAAGCAATATCGACAGCAATAGCCGAAAATTTAGCCGAAATGACCTCTAAAGGTAAGGACGACTGGAGAATGAACCGCGAAAAGCTAAAAATGTTAGGCATAGAGGATAGAACTACATTAGAACATGAAGTCGGCGAAGGTGTGACCAAACTACTAGATAGTTTAGACAAAACAGATTATGGACTCATTGGACAAAAGGCTAAGGGACAAATGGTGGAGGCTAAACCATCTGTACAAAATACGGAACAAGCAGGGTGAAATAGTAACCTTCACGCCAAACTATTTACAACTTAAACACCTTGCAGAACGCGGAGCGCATAGATATAACCTACTTGTAAAACCGCGTCAGATTGGCTTTACTACGCTATACTCAATTGACTATTTAGACGAGGCTCTATGGATTGCCGGCATGACTTGCGGCATTATCGTACACGAAGCAAAAAAGCTCGCCGAATACTTTAATATCGTAAAGCTTGCCGTACGATACCTACCGGACGAACTACGGCCAAAGACAAAGACCGATACAAAGGGAATGTACGAATTTACGCATAGATTCGATGGGGCGCCGCTTGATAGCTCTATATATGTCGCAACAGATATTCGAGGCGGTACCGTACAAAAACTACACGTAACCGAAAGCGCATACATAAAAGACCGGGCGAAGCTAAAAGCGTCAAGTAAACAGGCCGTACCGCTTACCGGGACAATATCAGAGGAAACGACCGGTAATGGATTCAACGAATTTTACGACGACTACATGGAAGCGTATAGGAATCAAGACCCCGGCGATTATGACTACCGAGCATATTTTTACTCATGGGTCGAGAATAAGGAATACACACTACCCGGGACGATCGACGAGTATACCGAAGAAGAATTGGAAATAATCAAAATAGCAGACGAACAATTTAAGGTAACCGTCACCGATGGCCAATTATTGTGGCGTAGATGGAAAGTAAAAGAACTTAGACAAAACAATCGAGAATTGGGACTAACCGGGGCGCAACTTTTCAAGCAAGAGTACCCATTGACGCTACTACAAGCTTTTCAATCAGGAGCCGGCAACGTGTTTGATACCGAAAAGCTAGAAAAAAAGCAACCCACGCCGCCAATGACCAAAGAAGCCGTTATATCATGGTTAGGGGAACACTATCGAGGGGATACAGGAATAATAGAGAAATTCAACAGCTTAGAAAAGCTAGGCGTCAAGTTTTGGAGATTGCCCGAATATGGACAAAAATACTTACTTGGGTGCGACCCTTCCGATGGTACCGGGAGCGATAACGGAGCAATTGACATATGGAGCGAAGACCTAGAGCAATGCGCCCAATTTTACGGAAAGGTGCTACCGGACGAACTCGCCGAGATAAACGCACAGCTTGGATACTTCTATAATGAGGCGTACGCCGGTATTGAAAATAACATGCTATCTACTATCCTTTTTTTCGTAAAAATATACAGCAATTACTATTACGAAGTAAAAATAGACGAAAAAACCCAAAAGCGTACCAAAAAAATAGGATACAACACAAACAGCAAAACACGCGACCCAATGATAGATGATTTTTTGATATTTGATGAAGACGACGAACTAAAAATACATTCAGAAATAACACTATCGGAAATGCGAACATTCACAAAAGGGGCTAACGGAAAGCGCGAAAATGCAGTCGGCAAGCATGACGACGCCCTATTTGCGGCTTTTATTGCAATACAAATGCGAAAGTATAATAAGCCCAAGGCTCGGGGATTTGCTAAAAATCCATTTTAACTATTGATCGCAAAAATGCTATACTAATTATATGGCAGACAATAACCTAGGAAAATTCCCATATGATGATATGTCTAGGGGAAGGATAAACGATTACGGATACTACAGCAAGCTATTTTTAGGCCATCACTTCAAGGCGTTTAACATAAGAATAGACGACGAGCATTACAACAAGGCATATTCAAAACTACGATATGTTATGGTCAATTTTGCCGGCTTAATATCCAAGATATGCGCCGATATGCTTTTTGGCGAACCTATTAGTATAAAAGTACCCGGCGGCGATCAAGATTTTATAGATGCTTTGGTACGTGAAAACAAACTAGATACGCAATTTTACGAAAGTGCGCTAAGTAATTCGGCAAAGGGTGACGCACTATTTAAGCTTCGCGTCGGTAAGCGAGAAAGCAAAGACGACGGTAGTACCGTTATTATCGAGGATATTACCCCTACTATTTACTTCCCAGAAATAAACGGCTTTAATGTTCGGGAGATTCCAAACAAACAAAAAATAGCATGGACATTTAAGCAAAGCAATCAAGAATATTTACGCGAGGAAATACACACCCCGGGACTTATTGAAAATAAGATTTACAAAATGAAAGGCGAGATAATAGAAGCCGAAATGAACTGTAATATGCTAGACCTAGTAGAATCACAGCTAACCGGCATTGATACGCATTTATTGGTACACGTCCCAAACTGGAAAACAGGCGATCGCTTTTTTGGACTGTCAGACTACCACGATTTAGATAGTATCTTTTATGCCATCAATAACCGTATGACTAAGACCGACAATATTTTAGATAAGCATAGCGACCCTATTTTGATGGTGCCAAAAGGTGTTATTGATGAAAAAGGAAACGTAAATAAAAAAAGCCTTGGAGTAATTGAGGTAGCAGACGGCGAAACCGGTAAACCCGAATATATCGTGTGGGACGCGTCACTAGAAAACGCATTTAAGGAAGTCGAAAAGCTTGTCGATTTTATGATGATGATTGGTGAGATTAGCCCCGATGCTCTCGGAATGGGTCAAGGTATGAGCGATAGCGGCCGGGCAATAAAATATAAGCTCATGCGTACAATCGCCAAGGTATCACGTAAAAAACTATACTACGATGCCGCAATCAAAGAACTGATATACAAAGCTCAATTATTGGCAAAAGCGCATAGCTTGAAGGTCGGAGATGCTACGCTAAAAGGCGAGCCGGTACATCCCGAGATTGAATGGCAAGACGGATTACCTATTGATATATCCGAACAGATAGAAAATGAACAAAAAGCACTCGACGGAGGACTTACCACAAAGAAAGCGGCAATAATGCGCGTTTATCAGGTAGACGAAGCAAGCGCAGAACGAATACTAGAGGAACGAAAGGCCGATAACCCAATACCAGAGATTAAACAAAATATGGCCGATAATCCATTTAGAATAGATGATAAATAATATGTATGTATCCGACAGAAGTAGTATTGAACGAAAAAAACCAAGCCAAACTAATAGCTACGCTTAAAAAGGCGTATTCTTCTATTGTTCGGGAAATAAGCACAGCTACAGACTTCGGCGTAGCAAATAGGCGCGCCATACTTTCGCAGATCGAACAGAAGCTAACCGACTTAAACGTATCGGTAGATGATTTTATAAAAAAAGAAGTACCCCAATACTACAAAGCCGGGGCAGATGATGCAGTAAAACAATTGAACAACGCCGGCGCACCGGTAAAGGTGGCCGAGGGATTTAATCGAATACACAACGAAGCAGTATTGGCACTTGTCGATGATACTTCTAAGTCATTCGGTACCAGTATGACCGGTATTGCCCGCAACGCAGATTTACTACTCGGGAAAGCTACCCGGGAGCAGATCACCCAAAAGCTAGCAGAAGGCACAATAGGCGGTAAAGCGCTTCGGGAAGTACGGCAGACCATAAAAGGAGTATTGCAAGAGCAAGGAATAGCCGCATTAGTTGACAAGGGCGGCAATACTTGGGAGCTTGACCGATACGCCGAC